TGATTAACCTTGTCGAAAATGTATCGGCTTTGCATGGTTTAGTCCTTATGTAGTTGCGTAGGCGCTCTTCATAAACTCTAGTTGCCATCTAAGGGCTTCATGCCAAATACTAAGGGCATCAAATATGTCCGTATAGTATTCGTCATAGGGTACGTCTTTACCATCTTCGATAAGGGCTAAAACGTGCCTTACATGGGTTTCAGGTGCATCCCCATTTTGACAATAGGCGCTTATAAAAGCAGCTTGCTCAATGGGTTTCATACGGTTTCCCCTGTAGTTGCGCGTTCAAATGCTTTACGGGTATCTTCTATAAATTCTGCCACTTGGTCTAGTGTGAAATTTTCTACTACTTCCCAAACGGTTACATTGTCAATAGTCCATTCATTCTCAGATTCAGATAGAACGGTAATTATTTCCTGATAACTTATGCCCTCAGGGTAATAAGTTAGCCATTGGTTAAGTGCGAAGTGTTGCGAGTTTGTCATTGGGTTATCTCCGGTTACGCGCCCGTAGGCGCGTGGGGGGGGTTATGGGGCTTAATGGGTTACCGGAGTAATCCGGAACTCTTCAGACGTGTAGGGGCTTTCAATGTTGCCGTTCTGGTATTCGATTAGCTCTTCTTTTAAAAAATCAGACAATGCAGCTTGCGCTTGCGCGTGTGAGGGAAAATAGCTAGGGCTTTCATTGCCCTCGCTATCGGTCACCGTCCAAGTGTTTATCCAGCTATCGCATAGCGTCCAATGTTGTACTTCGTATTGCATGGTTTTACCCTTTTAAGTAGTTAGGAAATGGTAGGCGAGTGCATACCGCATAGCGCCCATTTGGTAGGCGCTACACGCTAGGCGCTTAGATATTGGGTTTAAACCCTTTTAATGTTTTATCTATCAGTTCAATATCTTGCTCGGTTAGGTTGTTTACGGCGTTAGATACCGCGCCATACATACCGGCGCGGGCGCTTGATTGGGCGCTATCGCCTAAATTCATACAGGCGTGTATCCAAACCTTTTCATGCTTTGATATGTTTTCTATATCGGCGTGAGTGATGCGCGATAGGTAGGCAAATAAAATGGCGGCGTGGTCTATTTTGTGCATGGTTTACCCCTTAAAGTTTATTGATTCAAAAAAGGCGCTACTAGCGCGTATACGGCGAAAATGGGTTATCCACTCTCGCGCCGGTGCGCTACCGTAAACATGGCGCTTCGCGTAGTGGTGACGTATCACAACCTTGATACTATGTAATTGGTGTTTAATGACGTTGTGAGAATCAAGCATGGGTTACTCTCCCAATTCGACAATGGTGTCAACAAATGCCAAAGTATCACTACCGCGCCGGAAAGACTCGGCTAGTTCACTATCTTGCGTGGTAAATTTAAACCCGTCGGGCATGGTGATAACGTGAGTAACGCCGTACTCATACAGATTATGCTTTTCGCAAAATTCCTGCAATTTTGGTGACATTAAAAGAATCGACATATATACCCCTTTGGTAATGGTTAGGAATTGGCACGTTAAAACGTACCGCATAGAGCGCTCTTAAACGCTCTACACGCTAGGTTTTTACGCCGCTAGGGGTAACGGTAAGCTATCGGCGTTTATGGCGTTTAACCCGTTGATATGGTCTACCGCCTTTTGAGCTAGCGCCGCCGCTTTAAATATCGCCTTGCTATCCTCTTTTAAGACTTTTAGCCATGACTGGATATAACCGGCGTGGCGTAGCTCTCCGGCGATACGGTAGTCCTGACATAAAAACGCCGCGCCCATTTCAGCTACTAATTCCTCGAAAGCATACAAAGGGTTACCAAAACGCCCTTTTAAGTTACGGTTACAACGTAGCTCATGCCCTGACCAGTGCGTTAACTCATGAAAAATGGTAGCGTAGTAGTTAGATTCAGTTAAAAAGCTGCTTTTATGCGGTAAGTTGATTTTGTCAACGCTAGGGGCATAAAAAGCGCTATCGCCGCCATGAGTGATTACCGCGCCGGTTAGCTTGATACGGTTTTCAGCTTCAATAATGGCGTTAAACGGCTTATCCGGTACGGTAGGCGCTTGGATAGTTACGCCGTCTACTTGGCTAGCGTTAAAAACATAATAGGTTTTTAGCAAGTTATAACTCTCGCTATCGCCGGTAACTTTGTTTTCCTTAGTGACCGGAGAGTAAAAGACAATTTTTGTACCCTTTTCGCCTTTTCTCACGGTAGCGCCTACGGTTTGCCATTGTTTGAATGATGCCCATACCGGACAATTGAAACCGTTAACCATGCTAGACAAACCAAGCATAAGCCGATTAATGCCCTTATATGGCGCTTGTGAGAGAAAATTCTTATCGGCGGTACTATCGGTATGCCAAGGTTTTATCCAAGGCGTAGCGCCGTTTTCTAATTGTTTGATGATTGAATCGGTTACTTCTTGATATACGGTAGACATAAATTATTCTCCCTTCATTTCACGGTAAACAAAGTAAACACCGGTAGCCGTACCAAATAAGATACAAGCTATAAACTCATAAACACTTATAGCGCCATTAAACAAAGCCGCTACCGCTACAAGCATTAGAGCTAGAGCGCAAAGATAACCAGTTGCATAAAACATATAAACCCCTTAGATGATGTTAGGAAATGAGAGTATAACATAATTATGTAGATTATCTAATGATTATTTTACCCTCTCATAATATAAGCATAATAGAATCATGCCAATTATCATTATAATAATAATGCAACTATGTAACCTATTGATATATATAGATAATTTACTATATTAGTATTTACCCCTAATTCACTTATTAACACGTTATCCACAATAATATATATGTATGTAGATACTATGTTATAAAGGTAATTATCTTATGTATTAACTATAATGTCTACATAATATGGTATCTACATATTATGGTATCTACATACTATTATATATATATATTAGTAGATACATACTATGTAGTAAATGGTATTAATATAGTTAAGTATCTACATACTGTAAACCTCCACAATGGCGGTTAGAGCTACTATATGTCTCGCCCATGCGCTACCCTAAAAGGGGTTTATTGCGGCGCTACAAGCTACGTTATATGGTCACACGGCGTTATTTATACAATACTGATTTGGGTTATGGGTTTGTCCAAGCGCTAACTCTCTCGCTCTTTATTCTCGCGGTAATCGATTGGGTTTGGGATTGTAAAAGTGTGTGACCCATTCGCTTCCTCCACCAAAAAAAATATGTGTTTTCTGGTATCCTGATGTCTTGTCAGTTGTCATTCCTTTGATGGAACTTATGCCCTGCCCTTGTGGTGGGGCTTTTTTTTGTCTATACTGCCCAACATGGATAGGGGGATGCAAATGATTAGCATGGAAGTAAGTAAAGATGTGCCTGTGCCACCTGATAAGCGGCGGTATCCGTACAAGGTGATGGAGGTTGGGGACAGTTTCTTTGTTGACGGTGGGAAGTTGCAAGTGGTGTGTAACAACAACTACCGGACTGGCAAGAAGTTGGATAGGAAATTCATCGCTAGATGCGAGAAGGAAGGAGTAAGGGTATGGAGAACGGCTTAGTAAACGGTCATAACGCCATGATGCCTATGGCTGCTGAGGACATGAAGAAGGCTTATATGGAGCGTGTGTATGCCATGAGCCATGCTGAGTTGTTCCATGAGCTTATGCGTGTGCATACCGAGTCTTCTCGTTTGATGCTGATGGCTCAAGAGGAGCTGGAGAAGGTGCGTAGCCAGCTTGAGCAATACGAACCTATCCACTAGAGAGCAGTTAAGGGCGAGTAGGGTTTGGCTTCAGGGAGAAGTCAGGGCTGCGCTTCTTTGTAAAACCAAGAAACAGAAGATTGCTTTGGTTGACAGATGGAAATTGCAGTATTCGCCCATAACTGTTCAGGAGCTACTGAATGTGGCTAGAAACAAAAAGACTGCCGGGGACATCATTCATTGGAACTTAGATGAAATTTAATTTACAGCAGTTCTATAAGTTCTGTGACAACCTTAAAATTGAGACTAAGGAGCAAGGTCTTAGGAACATGGACCAACTCCTTGGTTCACAGACCTATGTCATGGAAGAGATTAACTCTGGCTTGGCTAACGGTATTCACTTCTTTGTTATTTTGAAAGGTCGGCAACTAGGTATTACCACCATATCCCTTGCGTTAGACCTTTATTGGCATTTCACTAACGCTGGTCTTGGGGGAACACTTGTTACAGATACCGAAGAAAACCGAGATATGTTCAGAGGAACACTCGGTGCATACATGGATGGACTCCCAAAAGAGTACAAAATCCCCATGCTTGCCCACAACAGAAACTCTTTGTCTCTCAAAAACAGAAGTCGTATCTTCTACCAAGTTGCGGGACTTAGAGCCAAGGGTTCTCTCGGACGCGGAAAAGGCATCACATTTCTTCACGGCACAGAAACATCTTCTTGGGGTGATGAGGAAGGTCTGGCTTCCCTCTTAGCCTCTCTTGCTGAGACTAACCCTGAGAGACTCTACATATTTGAATCTACTGCCCGTGGCTTCAATATGTTCCATGAGATGTACGTTACTGCTAAACGAGCGCGTACTCAGAAGGCAATCTTTTGTGGCTGGTGGCGCAATGAGTTCTACTCTGCTGACCCAGACTCAGACATCTACAAAGTCTATTGGGACGGCAAACTTACCACCGAAGAGAAAGAGTGGACTAAGGACATTAAGAAGCTGTACAACTTTGAGGTCAACTCAAGACAAATGGCTTGGTGGCGTTGGAAGATGCTCGAAGGTATCAAAGATGAGAGCTTGATGTACCAAGAGTTTCCACCTACTGAGGACTATGCCTTTGTGATGACCGGCACTAGCTTCTTCTCAATAGCCCGTTGTACTGATGCAGCCAAGATTTCTAAGAAGCTATCCTTTGATAACTACCGCTATGTCTTTGGCGCTAACTTTCAAGACACCCAAGTAGTCAAGTCTACTGAGCGCCTGTCTACCCTAAAGGTATGGGAAGAGCCTGTGGATACCGCCTACTACGTCATTGGTGCTGACCCTGCTTATGGGTCAAGCGACTGGGCTGACCGCTTCTGTATCCAAGTCTATCGTTGCTACTCGGACGGTATGGAGCAAGTAGCTGCCTTTGCTACCTCTGAACTCAACACCTATCAGTTTGCTTGGGTGATTGCCCACCTTGCTGGCGCATACAAGAACTCAACCTTAAACCTTGAGGTCAATGGACCGGGACAAGCAGTTATTAACGAACTCAAGAACCTGAAACGCCAAGCGGCTGCTATGGCTGGAGAAATGGGCAGACACCTTATGGATGTCTACGGCTCAATGTCCAACTACATCTGGCGCAGAAATGACACGATGGGGGGAATCTCTAACTCTATTGGCTGGCTAACAACAACCCAGACTAAAGAACGCATGATGACCTACATGAAGGATTACTTTGAGCGCGGAATGATGGCGGTATACGACATGGAAACCCTAGAAGAGATGAAGACCATTACCCGTGAGGGCGGTGGCATATCCGCTTCAGGGCGAAACAAGGACGATAGAGTTATAGCCTCTGCTCTGGCGGCTGCTGCCTATGCTGAACAACTACAGCCTCGCTTGACCGCTATGAGAATTAGCCGTGTTGTCT